ACGCAACTGCCGTTGAATTAAACTACACAGACGGTGTAACGAGTGCAATTCAAACACAAATAGACACTAAGGCTTCAACTGGAAAAGCAATTGCGATGGCAATTGTTTTTGGATAATTAATAATAAAGGAAAATAAACAATGGCAACACCAAATATCGTAAACGTAGCAACGATCAACGCTAAAAATGCAACAGCACTTTTAGATGGTACAAGTAGAACGACTGCGGTTGACGTACCAGCTGAAAAGATTGCAAAGATTAATACAATTCTTGTAGCAAACGTTGACGGGTCAAACGCTGCTGATATAACAATTGAGGTTAGTGTAGATAATGGATCTAACTTTGTCAAAATTGCAAATACTATATCAGTTCCAGCAGACGCAACATTAAGTTTTTTAGAGAATCCAATCTATTTAGATGAAACAGATCAGTTAGCAGTCACGGCTTCAGCAAATAGTGATTTAACTTATTTCGTTTCTTACGAAGAAATTACAGATTAATAATAGATAGGGAGAATCTAATCAGCTATGGCAAATGGCGGACTTATAGGACCTGTAAAAGTAATAGGCACGTCAACAACTACGACTACCTCATTCACATCTTCAGGAACTTTCAAAAAGAAAAATTGTACTTCAACCACAGAGGTTATGGTTGTTGCTGGCGGAGGCGGTGGTGCCGCTGGACACAACAATAGAGGCGCTGGTGGTGGAGGTGGTGCAGGTGGTTATAGGACCTCTACGGCAAGTCTTCCTGGTGATGTCACAACGATAACAATTGGTGGTGGTGGTGCTGGTGCTTGTCATGGCGCTCCTGGAGGTGGAGGTGCAAATGGTAGTGATTCAAGTATAGGATGTTTTATGAAATCCACTGGTGGTGGAGCTGCTTTTGGTGGTTCACCCAACCCATTACAAAGGGCAAAAGATGGTGGTTCAGGTGGTGGAGGAGATTATGGTTCTGCTGCTTCATGTAATACTAGTGATGATGGTATATTCGGTTTAGGAAATTTAGGTGGTGCAAGTCCATCAGAAGGTAATCCAGGTGGAAGAGGACACCCTGGTCCAATTTGTTCAGTAGAAGTTTATCCTGCAGGTGGCGGAGGTGGTGCTAGCGCTGCTGGTGCTCAAGTCACAAATGGATCAGCAGGTGGTGCTGGTGGGGCAGGAACAGCAAATGATATTACAGGAAGTTCAGTAACGTATGCAGGTGGTGGTGGAGGTGGTAACGCCAGAAACCCTAACGATACTCACCCTGCAGCCGATCCTGCTAAACCTGGAGGTGCAGGTGGAAGTGGTGGCGGAGGTGCAGGTGCTGGTGGAGGTGTTGCTTGCGCTGTTGTTGGAACTGCAAATACTGGTGGTGGAGGCGGCGGTGGTGCTGCTGGTAATGTAAATCACCCTCAATCATCAAGTAAAGCAGGTGGTTCAGGTATAGTAGTAATCAAAGAAATAACTCCCAAATGTGCTTCAGGTAGATGGAGTGTAAACGATATTTACGATAATGTATCTAATGATGATTGGATAAAAAGAAGAATCTCAACAGTAAATTATATGGTAGTCGCTGGTGGTGGTGGTGGTGGTAGAGATGGTGGTTCTGGTGGTGGTGCTGGTGGTTATCGTGCTTCTGGTTTCGGTCCAAGTCCATTAAGAGGATCAGCGTTTTCATCATTAAGATTAGGGTCTTATGCAATAGTTATAGGTGCTGGTGGGGCAGGTGGAAGTTGTAGTGGAAGTGCTTCAACAGCTGTTGCAAGTGGAACAAATTCATCCTTTAACTGTATAACTTCTGCTGGAGGTGGTGGTGGAAGTAGAGGTGCTGCTACAATAAATGGTGTTGCTGGTGGTTCTGGTGGTGGAGGTGCAGGATATCCATCTGCTACAAGAACAGGTGGTGCTGGTAATACTCCTCCCGTTGATCCTCCTCAAGGTAATGCTGGTGGTAACGGAGGACAAGGAACAGGTAATGCTGGTGGTGGAGGTGGTGGTGCAACTGCAGCTGGCGCCAATGGAACTTTTTCAAATCCCCCTCTAGTTAGAGCAGGTGGTAATGGTGGTGCAGGAGCACCTAATAATATTTTAGTTTTAGCATGTGCTACATCATACGCTGGTGGTGGCGGCGGTGGAGGTGTATCAGGTGCTGGTAGTGCTGGTGCTGGTGGTGGCGGTGCTGGAAAAACTGACGCTGCTGGTGGTTCGGGAACTGCAAATACAGGAGGTGGCGCTGGTGGTGGTGGATCTTGTGAATGTGGTGGATCAGGTGGTTCAGGAATTGTAGTCGCAAGTGTGACAACTGGCGGTGATTCTTATGTGGATACATCAAGTATACCAAATGCACCTACAACTACTCCAGACGGATTTACATATATCGCAGAATTCAAAGCCTCAGGAACATTAAATTTAAAAGATAACGGATGTGGAACAGCATTTGATTATCTAGTAGTTGCTGGTGGTGGTGCAGGAGGAGTATCAACAGGTGCTGGTGGAGGTGGTGCTGGTGGATATAGAACATCATTCCCAGGTGGTAAAAAAGTAGTATTAAGTCCAGGAACCAATCCAGTCACAATAGGTGCTGGAGGTGCTGGTGCTAATCCAAGTTCTGCTGGTACTAGTGGTGGTGATACAAAAATAGGCGCCATATTCAGTAATGGTGGAGGTAATGGTGGATGGCAAAACGGTGCACCTGGGCAAAATGGTTCACCAGGAGGATCTGGTGGCGGAGCAAGATATAACTCTTGCGCTTCAGGAGGTGCAGGTAATGTTCAACCTACAAATCCAAGTCAAGGTAACGCTGGTGGAGCTGGAAGTGGAGTAGGTTATACTGGTGCTGGAGGTGGCGGAGCTGCTCAGGTAGGAGTTGTTGGAGGACCAGCACCTGCAGGTGGTGGTGATGGTGGAAGAGGTATAGCAAATTCAATTCCAGGTTCAGTATTAAATGTTGCAGGTGGTGGCGGTGGCGCAGGTCATCCAGGATCAGGAGGTTCTGGAACATTTGGTGGTGGAGATGGTGGCTCTGGACCAAGTAATGATGAAAACGCATCCGCAGGATCAGCTAATACTGGTGGTGGCGGTGGTGCTGGTGATTATAACGGCACAGGATCAAATAGTAATGGTGGTTCAGGAATAGTCGTATTGAGATTACCGACTGCCAATAAACCTGGTAACTTTGCAGTTGCCCCTGGTACAAATACAGTCGCAACTACAGGAGATTGTACAGTAGCAACGTTTAGTGTATCTGGAACGATAACATTATAGACTTATAAATAGTATAATAACAATAAGAAAAGGAAAATAACAATGGCACATTTTGCAGAATTAGAATCAAAAACTGACCCAACAGGTTTTACTTCTGATACACATTTAGTTGTGAAAAGAGTAGTAGTAGTTGGAAATGATTGTGTACCTTCAGATGAACACGCTGATGGTGAAACATGGTGTGTTAATTTCTTTGGTGGCGGAACATGGAAACAAACATCATATAATCATAACTTTAGAAAACAATATGCAGGTATAGACATGATCTATAATGCAAGTAAAAACAAATTTTTAGTACAACAACCTTATGCCTCATGGGCATTAGATGGTAGCGATGATTGGAAAGCACCGATCACTTATCCATCTACTACAACAGGAAGTGGTTTTGTTTACAATATTGAATGGAACGAAACAAAATATAACGCTGACAATGATACAGGTTGGGAAGCAACTAAATCAAATGATGACGCAGAAACACCGACTGTTTACAATTGGAACGGTTCAGCTTGGGCTTCTGCATAGGAGACCTTAAATGGCAAGACTTAACGGCGGTATCATTGGTAAGAAGAATACAACTTCTTTTGGTAAAGATAAAATTACCACTTTTACATCTAACGGAAATATCTGTACGCAAGCAAACACTAGAGTTGTCCATGCTAAAATTTTAGCAGGAGGAGCTGGCGGTAACACTGGAAACGTTTCTAATGGAGGCGGTGGAGGTGGAGCTGGTGGTTTAATATGTGAACACATTATAGTATGTGGTTCTACACAATATGCAATGGTTGTTGGTGGCGGTGGAAATGGTGCATCACACCCTCAATCTCCTCCACTTGAAAACCCTGGAAGTTTTGGTTCTGCAGGAACTAACTCAACAGGTTTTGGTAAAACAGCTACAGGTGCACCTACACATCTAGATGATGCTCCTGGTCCATCTAATAGAGTTAGAGCAAGTGGTACTTCAGGTGCCCCTCAATCCAATGCTGGTGGAAGTCCAACCGATAGAGGTGGAGCTGGCGGTGGAGGTGTTGGAGCTGTTGGGGGTGATTCTCCAGGAAATAGTGTTGGTGGTGCTGGTGGTGCTGGTACTACAAGTCCAGTTGATTGTACCTTACACGGCGGCGGTGGCGGCGGTGGCGGTTGGGAAGCTGGTTCTGGTGCTGGAGCAGGTGCTGGAGGCCCAGGTGGCGGTGGTGCTGGTGGTGCAGGAACAGCAAATGCTGGAGCAAATGCTTCTACTAATACTGGTAGTGGTGGCGGTGGAGGTGCTGGTGATTGTGGAGTATCAGGATCTACATCTGGTGGTGGTAATGGTGGATCAGGTAGAGTTGTCGTAAAAGAATTAAACAAAGCAAGTGGTGTATGGAATTTAAGAAGTCAATTTAGTGCTGTTAAACAAGGAGTATGGCCTGATGGATCACAATTTTTAAATACTGATTTAGATTACTTAATAGTTGCTGGTGGTGGAGGCGGAGGTTTTGGTGCTGGACCAACAAGCAATACAAACCCACAAGGTGGATCTGGTGGTGGTGCTGGTGGTTATAGAGCGACTGGTTACGGACCTAGTCCATTGAGAGGATCAGCATTAGGATCTGAAACAACAGGAACATATACAATCACAATCGGTGCTGGAGGCTCTGGAGGTGGTCCACCAAGAGGACCACTTGGTCCTACAAATAATCCAGGTGAAGATGGATCAGATTCATCAATAGCATTATCATCAACATTAACATCTACTGGAGGTGGTGGTGGAGGAGAAGCTGGTGGTGGCGGTGGTAGAGATGGTGGTTCTGGTGGTGGTCACCCATACACAAATCCAAATAGTGCTGGATCAGGTAACACTCCTCCTACAGATCCATCTCAAGGAAATCCAGGTGGACATAATACAGCTGGAGATAGTGGTAATAAATCAGGTTCTGGTGGTGGAGGTGCTATAGAGGCAGGAAATACAGATGGACATCAACAAGGTGGTGATGGTGCACCAAATACAATATTAGGTCCCGATACTACTTACGCTGGCGGCGGAGGTGGTGGTGGAGGTCAATGTGCAACAGGCGCTGGAACAGCAGGTGCAGGTGGCGGAGGTGCTGGTGGAGCACAAGGTAACGCAGGATCAAACGCAACTGCCAATACTGGTGGTGCAGGTGGCGGTGGAGGTGGAACCCCAGGACCAGGAGCACCCGCTCCAAATTACCCAGGTGGTAACGGTGGATCAGGTGTCGTAGTCGTAAGAGGACCAAGTGCTGTTGCATTTGCTGGTAGTCCTTGTTGTGCATTTACAGGTTCGACTCATCCAGGCGGAGACAAAATTGCTAAATTTACTGCTTCAGGTACTTTAACGGTAACCAAAGCATAATAAGCTTTACATAGTATTATAAATATGTTATAATACAAATTGATAATAAAAGAAAGTGATCTCAAATGAATCTAACAAACTATTATTGGTACTTTAAATCAGCAATTCCTGAACATATCTGTGATGATATAGTAAAATATGGTCATCAACTGCAAGATCAAATGGCTGTGACTGGTGGTTATGGTCAAGGTAAAAATTTATCTAAAAAACAAACAAAAGATTTAAAAAAGAAAAGAAATTCTGATATTGTTTGGATGAGTGACAGATGGATATATAAAGAGATACAACCTTATATTCATCAAGCAAATGCAAACGCAGGTTGGAATTTTCAATGGGATTTTAGTGAGTCCTGTCAATTTACAAAATATACTAAAGGTCAATTTTATGATTGGCATTGTGATGGTTGGGATCAACCTTATCATAGAGATGACCCAAATGATCCATCACATGGTAAGATAAGAAAGTTATCAGTAACGGTAACTTTATCAGACCCTAAAGATTATAAGGGTGGTGAACTAGAATTTGATTTTAGAAATCTTGATCCTGATAAGAAAAGAAACATACATAAATGTAAAGAGATATTACCTAAAGGTTCTTTAGTTGTATTTCCTGGTTTTGTGTGGCATAGAGT